CCATGACGTCCTCTGAAGCAAAGCGCCTTTGGAGGCGCAGCATCAAAGAACACTTTGGATGCACATGTGTTTATTGCGGAATAACCTATGACTTACATGAACTTACATTGGACCACGTACATCCTCGCTCTCTTGGCGGGGAAGACATTACATCAAATGTCGTACCAGCTTGTTCCAGTTGCAATCAGGACAAAGGAAGTTTACATTGGCGAGAGTGGATGAGGCAGCAGTTTGGTCAAAATCTACTTCGTGAATCTTTAATTTTATCACATATTAAATAATGGCAAGTAAGACACTTAGATTGCCTCAAGGTAACGAGTGGAAAAAGTTGCCTAGAAGCAAAGCACAGGCTATTGATAGAGGTCTAAACCGATTTATCGGTAAAGACGGTCAGCTACGTGAGATTCGTAGATTTGGCACTAGCCGATACCCACAAGGCACTGTCGAACGGTGGTCCTCTCGTATGCAAAACCGTGGTGGCGGTACAGGAGGTACACGTCAACTTAACGAACAACTTGCTACACCACCGTGGGCTGACAAAACCAAGTTTAGTACAGCTATGGCTGATGCTAATGCTATGGGTTTAGACGGCGACCACATTCGAGAAATTTCTAGAACTGCTGAAGGCATTAAATGGCTAGAAACCACAGGACGTGGTACTGCTGAACAAATGTTTGCTAGTTACGAAAAAGCTGGGCTACCTTTAGGTAACCAAGCAGGTAACGTGCAGCCATTGGATCCTAAGCTAAATCAACAGGTAAAACCTGCTGAGTTACGTGCTATGGATGAAGGTATTGCACGTGCTGGACAACAATCAGATCAAATTTTTAGTAAATTAAAGTCTGTTCAAGGCAGTATTCGGTTTGGCAGTGCAATGAAAGCAGTTATACCAGATGTTTTAGAAGTTATTCCTATGGTTGATGAAATTATGGGAGGACCTATTGACCAAACTGTACAACGCGGCGTAAACGCCATTCGTGGTGCTATTGGTTTTACTGCTAATCCTATTAGAAACAACTACGAATGACCGACGTCTTATCCGCCCTACAAGATGATTTCAAGCTGTTCCTGCAAGCCCTGTGGGCGCAGCTTGATCTACCGGAGCCAACACGTGCACAATACGCAATCGCAGACTATCTTCAGTCTGGACCTAAACGTCTTCAGATACAAGCTTTCCGTGGAGTTGGGAAGTCATGGATTACTGGAGCCTTCGTTCTTTGGACGCTTTTCAATAATGCAGAAAAAAAGATCATGATTATTTCGGCCTCTAAAGAACGGGCCGACAACATGTCTATCTTTTTGCAAAAACTAATTATTGAAACACCATGGCTTTCTCATTTACGTCCGAAGTCCGACGATGCAAGGTGGTCGAGGATAAGCTTCGATGTGAACTGCTCACCGCACCAAGCTCCAAGCGTAAAAAGCGTGGGCATCACTGGACAGCTCACCGGAAGCCGCGCAGATTTAATGATTCTAGACGACATTGAAGTTCCTGGTAACTCAATGACAGAGTTTATGCGGTCTAAACTGCTACAACTCTGTACTGAAGCGGAGTCTATCCTTACACCCAAGGATGACTCCCGTATTATGTACCTTGGTACACCACAAACAACGTTCACTATCTATCGTAAGCTAGCAGAACGTAATTATCGCCCGTTTGTGTGGCCTGCAAGGGTTCCTAGGAGCCTTAGCAACTACGAAGGTCTACTTGCACCACAACTGCAGGAAGACATCGATACAGGGGCACAGGAGTGGGATGTAACTGACCCGGACCGATTCGATGACACAGATCTTATTGAACGTGAAGCGGCAATGGGACGCAGCAACTTTATGCTGCAGTTTATGCTTGACACGTCCCTTAGTGACGCTGACAAGTTCCCGCTTAAAATGGCTGACCTTGTCGTTACAAGCGTCAACCCTACTACTGCTCCTGACTCCGTCGTATGGTGCAGCGATCCCAAGAACGTCATCAAAGACGCTCCAACTGTCGGACTACCTGGAGATTATTTCTACAGTCCAATGCAGCTCCAAGGAGAATGGCTACCTTACACAGAGACAATATGCTCGGTTGACCCGTCGGGTCGTGGATCGGATGAAACAGCGGCAGCTTATATCAGCCAACGCAACGGTTTCTTGTACTTGCACGAAATGCGTGCTTACCGAGACGGATACTCAGACAACACGCTCTTGGACATTCTAAGAGGTTGTAAAAAGTATAACGTCACTAAACTTGTAATTGAAACTAACTTTGGTGATGGTATTGTTGCTGAGCTGTTTAAAAAACACCTACAACAGACAAAACAAGCTATTGGTGTTGAAGAAGTCCGTGCTACACTCCGTAAAGAGCAACGTATCATCGATGCTTTGGAACCCATTCTTAATCAGCACCGTCTTGTTATTGACCGCTCTATCATTGATTGGGATTGGAACTCAAACAAAGACGAAGCTCCTGAAAAACGACTTATGTACATGTTGTTCTACCAGATGAGTAGAATGTGCATGGAAAAAGGCGCAGTCAGGCACGATGACCGTATTGACGCCTTAGCACAAGGTGTCAAATACTTTACCGACGCTATGGGTATCTCTGCTCAAGAGGCGGTAAACCAACGTAAACGTGACGACTGGAACGACCTCCTCAAAGCCTCTATAGAAGACCCACAAGGTAGTGCTAATCACCTTGTGTTAGGTATGAATATAGAACAACGACAACAGGCTAGAGGTAACGACAAAAACGGTGTTCCTACCTGGGTTTAGTTTAAGCCCACCCGTATACAGAGGGAAGGGTGGACCCTCTGTGATTGGGGCTCTTCGGAGCCCTTTTACTACTGTAAATCAGATTACAGAGAGACATGTGTATTTATACAACTGTGTCACACCTAAAACACCTTTACTACTGTATGCACTCCGTTAAACTCGTTCACTCTACACCCGATGGTGATAACCTTGTCAGTTACATGGCACGTGTATCTAATCCATCTAATCAAAACAACACTGAGACCAGTGCTCGTTTAATTAAATACCTTATCAAACATAAACATTGGTCACCGTTTGAAATGGTAAACATGTGTGTAGAAATACATACAACACGATCTATTGCAGCTCAAATCCTTAGGCACAGATCGTTTAGCTTCCAAGAGTTTAGCCAGCGTTATGCTGAGGTAACCGCTAGACCCGATGCTCTTGTCGTACGCCGTCAAGACACAACAAATAGACAGTCAAGTATTGATGATGTAGATCCATACACATCTCAAGACTTTCAAATCAAAGCTCAGCAAGTATATGACCTGTCATACGGTCTATACAACGAAATGCTGGCTGCAGGCATCGCTAAAGAGTGTGCACGGGAGGTATTGCCCCTTTCAAGCCCTACAACGCTGTATATGAACGGCACATTGCGGTCTTGGATCCATTATACTGATTTAAGGTGCGCAAACGGAACGCAAGCTGAGCATAAACAGATTGCAGACCAGTGTCGAGCCTTGATTGAGGACTGCTTTCCACAGGTTTACGCAGCATTATGATTGTTTGGTCCGTTATTTGGATGGTCGTTGTACTGCTTGTAGCTGTTAGTTACGTGATATACAAGGTCATAAATTTTGACAAAAATGTGTGAGCCCATATATACGCTGTAGCCGGGACGCAGCTCCCCCGTAGCCCGGTGTGCGCGGTAAAACCCTGCAAAACCCAGTGATACCAGTCGGTTTGCCCCGGTATTTTACTGCACAAACCGGCAACACTGGGCTCAACGGGCGCAAACTAACTACCGCGTGCGCCTGACATGCGCGGTTCTATCTCGCGCGATCTGTCGGCCAGCTTAACCTACGGTTATCAATCAGCATGACACTGATAAGCAACGATGATAACCCTTGGCATCACTGCGATCTGGTGGTGTAATGTGACAGTGCTGCCACCGACCACCGACCTTGCCGTGTATGCTGGATTCTGATATCTGATTTGAAGGTCTTGATCTCGACTCTCCCTGTTAAGGGGGAGGAGAGTCTCGATCTTCAACCATCAGATACAGCCGGTGACCCTTCAGGCTGTCCAGTCTCCCAGAACCTTGACAACCACATAATCCGTTGCGACGGCGAGGTGCAGTCAACTGCAGCAGACCGTAGGACCAGGAGGTGCTTGACCAGTCGGCCGGCCTGGATGTTACATTGTGTGACGGTTACACCGTCAGCCGCAGCGCCTCATGCGGCATACAAGTATGCTCAAGGCGAGTGATGTACCTATGCGTCACGCACTACATATGCACATAGGTAGGCAGACACGTGAGCGTCCTGCTGGGTGCAAGGTCCCAGCACTGCCATTGCTACTCCTCAGGGACGTAGCCATTTGTTCACTTACACTTTCACATTTCATGTTCACCTATTCTGCAACTCGTACCTCTGCTGCTGCGCAGTTCGTCCACGTTGACCTGCTCCGTGGCGTAGCCATCGTGTCCTTCAAAGAAGGTCACATGTACGAGTACAAGAACGTGTCTCGTCGTGCTATCGCTAGCCTTATGGCTAACCCTAACATGAGCCTCGGGTTCTGGATCAACCACAACCTGCTTGACACCAAGCGCACCAGCTACAAGGTGCTGCCTGACTACGCTACTGCCTGACAGGCACAGCTCACGGGATCATAGCCCGCTGCCAGGTGCAATGCCTGGCATGAGCCTGGGCACTACGCCCTTCATGTACACATTACGTAACACATCACATGTACAACGTGTCACCTATGTTCGACGCACTGGCTGAGCGCTTCGATGACATGGACGAGTGCAAGGACGTAGCCGAATACGGCTGCAGTGCTGGTGTCTCCGACTTCATCTACTCCTCAGAACTGTGCGAGTTCTTTGACAAGTACGAGGACGAGATCGAGGATGAGCTTGATACTTACGGCCTCAAGTACACAGACCTCGTTGATACCAGCGAGTTCTATACAATGCAGGAATGTAAAGAGAAAGCTGTGTGGTGCATCGTTGAGATGTACTGTCACAACCGTGTCGATGCAGCCTGCGCTGTAGCCTGATCCGTTCAAGCGGGTGGCAAGGTGCGAACCCTTGCCCAGGTATTGCCCACGCACTGAGCGGGGCTATGTATTATCATGGACACAATGAGCGCTTATCAGCTCAAGCAAGCTGATCCCAAGTACACGGCCTTCGATCACAAGATCAGGGACGCAGTTCAAGAGAAGCGCCGCATCAACGCTAAGCAATGCGTTGCAATGCGAGAGCTGTGCCAACTCAACCATGCACTGGACCTGGTGCGTAGTAAGTCCTGGGACTTGGAGACAACACCTACCAAGACTGACAAGGTGCTTGACGAAACAACAGGCATGGATGGTGAGGGCTGGTTCTGGGCTTATCACAATGCAGCTGAGGAGATGGAGAAGACTATGATTCAGAAGTGTATCAAGGTCGCAAACCTTGCTGCTAATTATGATGTCTGCTCTGAACGTATCGCTGCTTTGAGTGCTAAGCAGAAAGAATACGGCGACAAGATTGTACAACAACACAAAGAAAAGGAGGCTACTGCCTGATGTTTATCATCTCACATGGACCTGACGAGGAGTGGTTCACCTCAGAAGCAGAGGCAGTTGATGCTGCCTTTGATTGGAGTGTAGACTTAGGCGGTGAAACTATCACCGTCTCTCGTGTACATCAAGGACAAACATTCCCACACATGGAGGTATTTGCCTGATGCGTAAGATCGAACAACAAATGATCAGCGCCGTCAAGAATTGCAAGGACTGGCGCAACGATAACACCGAGGTGTTGTACTCACCATCACGCAAGGTGTCATGTGTATACTTACACAAGAACCTGATCGCTACAATCAGCAAGGACGACGTTGAGATCTACGATGGTGGTTGGCAATCAAGAACAACCAAGTCACGTCTCAATGCTCTCATCAGCGGATTGTGTGATGGCATGAACCAAGGTGTGTACCAAGTTGCCTTTGATTGGTACATCCAGGACGACGATCGTACCCTGAACTTCATACCATTCGAGCACGGCTACCGTTTCCAACGACTTTACATCTGATGATTCACACTGACAAGTACTACGCACAGCCTACTGTGTTCAAGCTCACTACATGTCTCAAGGACAAACACATTACCCTGGACACACATGGTAACGTGTCAAAGATGCAAAGCATCACAGGTAAGATAGGCAACACGTTCATGCGTGCTGTGTCTTATGTATCCAACGACGCTCCCATGTACCCATGAGAATCACATTCGTCACAATCATCATTTTGCTGGGGCTGCACATCGGCCTGACAGCCATGGATCACCTCAAGGACATGCAAGACAAACGCATGGAACAACTCTGTAAAATTGAACCTTCTTATTGCAAATGATCTGGTCTGAATCAAACATCATCTTTGCCATCATCGGTATGGTAGGATTGTTCAGCACTGCTATCATCTGGCAGCGCTCTAACCGCATCACATCTAGGTACTATGGAAAAAAGTAAATCACTAGACGACAACTACTTTATCAAGAA